GACATTTTCAGTCGGCTCACTTGTGGAAATCAATGCTCCACTTAATTTCGCATATGCGGACAGTTTTTCCATTGCTCCAGCTAAACTCATATCATACCACCCATCTTTGCAAGCCACAATTTTCTAAAATGACCGAAATATCTGGGTCTAGCTTCTGTACATATTTCTGCTGACCCAAATCACTTATTGCCCCAACATCTTGATACGCTTGTTGAGCCCGCTTTAGCCACCGTATTGTTTGAATTATGACTGCTTGCTTAACTATTTCTGGTGGGGATAAGCTATATCCCCATTTTCCAGTTATGCGGATATTTCTGTCACCAACCTGCCACACATCAGGATTCATTATTTGCCACACTGGTGTTTCTCCGAATGGTCGTGGTATCATTCTATTTGTAGGTATTTCTATCCAAGTCTCACCATCTGGAGTAACTTCCACCTTCTGTGGTGGCCAAAATGCCAATTCTGGAATAGAAAGTTCACGTTTGCCATTGCCAGACAGAAGCTTAACTGTATCTGTCTGAACTTTGTATGCCCCAATTGGTCGTCTGGTATAGCTATCCACCAACTCCGAAGAAGCATTTATTAAGCGACCAATAAGTGCGCCATATGTTCCAGAAGGATACTCACTGTCTGGCAATGAAGCTAGAATATCCTCTACTGATGCATATGCAACAGCCATGCTACTTCCACTTAGACATACCTACTACATCGACACCGAAAGTAAAGCTTGCTGATGAACCCGAAATATTGTACGAAGCCCGCAAATACGGTTGGCTGCAAGAAAATGGGCTCATCTGCCATCCTGCAGAACTAGAAGCCGAAAATTCTTTTGCATCACTCCAGCCACTTGTGCCGTCAGGACTTTCCTGCACTTTTAGCAGAAGACTTTGACCAGATCCGCTAGTACTACTCACATTCAGTATGCACTGGAGTTCTTCTACAGAATTCACAAGTTCAGCGATAGAAACAGCAGTACCTGTTCCAGAAGTGTTCCTTGCAGCCATTTCTAAAAGTTGTTTTCCAGAAAGAATACCTACCATCACTACCTCCACTACTGTGCAACTTTTTGGACTTTTACACGCCAAGGCTCAACTAACATTCCGCCAACCCTTCTGCGCCCAAGAATAAGCGTCATGTTCTGTTCGGCATATAGTTCGGAAAGTCGTTGAATCGAAAGACCAACACGATCCAAGACAATATATCCATTCAGATCTCCAAAGATAATTGGATAAGAATTCGCTTCTACTTCTGGCATCATCGATTCACGAACAATCGGGAAACCTAGAAGACTTGGGACAGTCGCTCCAAATCCACCAACCTGCGTAGCTACTGGCCAATAGTACAGAGATGTATCTGAAGCTTTCATTTTGCGAATGATCGCTTCTGTAGTCTTGCTGAAGTACCATTTGGCATTGGATTCATATTGCTCTGGAAGAGCATATGCTAGTGAAATCAAGCCGTCAGGAGTAAGCGTAGAAGCTGAACCGCTGTTCACAATAGACGGAGAATTTGCGCTACCTATTGCGGTCAGAATTCCCATTGGTTGTGAAGAACCATTTCCAGAAATGAAAGCCTCATTTTCCCCAAGGGCAAATGATTCTGCCAGAATATCCGACACAAGACCGAAAACATCGAAAGCAGAATCTTCCAAGAAATTGTTGCTGATCGGGACAGACGCCATAGCAGTAGCTACGGGAATGCTGTACATGCCGAACATTTCACTGGTGTTTACGCGATGGGATGTTGCGGATGGTGTTTCACCTGTCCACGAAATCCTCATCGGAGAAGTGTATTTGTCCCCTGAAGAATTTACTTTTGGCCACTGTGCCAGGTCACGACTTGTAACCACCACTCTAGCATTTTGGCGGATGGTAGACTTTGCTGCGATCTTCTTGATGAGTTGCGCTTGGAAATCTGGCGGTACAAGAAAACCTCCAGCGTTGTCCATACCTTCGCTCAAAGTCTTCGCATCAGTTGCACCCAATCCTTGTTTTCCAAATCGAACATATGCTTCGAATGCGGAAGCATATTCTTTCTTCTGTACCTTTGCCGGCACATAGAATCTGACCGTACGCTTCTCTTCACGCGGAACACGATACACTGGATCAAGAGAAAAAGACTTTACGTCCACGTCTACCCAATCTTGTGTAGAAAATTCTACATCACCTTCACCTGGAGCGGAAATTCTCCACTTTGCGGAACTTGGAGTCATTGGCTCAACCAAAAATGATTTATGGCTATCCAATTTCTCCAACATGGAAATCTGCTCCTTCAGTACATCTGCTTCTCCAAGAATTTGCGAAATCTCTGCAGAAACAGACTCTGGTACTTCTTCGACATTTGCTATCGCAGCCATTTTCTGGCTTGCGGTGTCGACCAGTTCTTTGTATTTGCTAATTAGATTTTCAATTTGCATTTCTCCACCTCCAAATAATATTTTTGTAGTTGTTCAATCCGATTTTTCAATTTCAGTACAGAAACCTTCTTCGATTTTTGGTCTTCTGTACTATCGTACACCATCCCAAGAATTTCCTCTAGAATGGATATTGCTTGTCTAATTTTGTCGGCATTTTGTGACGAAAGAACGCGTCCAACTTTCTCTTCTCCAACAGCCGACATGTAATAGCTTTTTTGCACTTGCTTGAAATCTGGCGGCACTTTCCCGAATTGCTCATAGTGTTTCGCCAAATGCTTATACACCGCTGCGCGATCTTCGTCAGGAATGTCCAC